TTCCAAAGGTTGAAGTACTTATGACTACATTTGAAACTAAAGATTACTCTATCATGGATATACACACTATTAAAAGAGAAGGTAAAATAGCAGATGAAGATGGTAACTTAATTGATTGTATATCTCTTGAAAAAGATCCAGAATTAAATATGTCTGAAGGTCAAGTAGAAGGTAGATTTGGAAATGTTTTTAAAACTTACATGCAAAAAAAAGAAACAAATGGAAAATCCAACTAGAAGAAACTTATCTGGTATATATATCTTTGATGTGTTACCAGGTGATAAAAGAAGACAACCTACAGTGTTTGAAGATTGTACAGAAGAAAAGCAACAAGAATGGTTAGATGGTCTATCTACAGAAGCTCTTCACAATCTTTGTAAAATGTTAGGTAGATCATTAAGAGGACTAGGAGATAGATTTGATATCATGTCTGGTACTGAAGGTGATGAAGATGATGATATATAAGTATTTACTACTTGTATAATCAAAATATTATTAGTAACATTGTAAATTAAACAAATAAAAATTATGAATGTAAAAATTAAAAAACTGCATAAAGATGCAGTAATTCCTTTTTATGCTAAACCAGGAGATGCTGGTATGGATTTAACAGCTGTTACTGAAGAATGGAATGAAGATAACTCAATGGTTACTTATGATACAGGTATTGCTGTTGAAATTCCTGCAGGTTATGTTGGATTAGTATTTCCTAGAAGTTCTTTATCAAAGACATCATTAGTATTATCTAATTCTGTAGGAGTTATTGATTCTGGGTATAGAGGATCTATCATGTTTAAGTTTAGATATCTAGAAGAAGGAATGGTTTATGATGTAGGTGATAGAATTGGACAAATTATAATTATGCCTTATCCACAAGTAACTTTTGAGGAGGTAGATGAATTATCATCAACTGAAAGAGGTGATGGAGGATTTGGCTCAACAGATACAGCTTATGAAGGTTCAATTAAATTGTAGAGTAAACAATAGAGAATTTGGTTTAGGTGTATTCTTAAAGAAAGAATCTATTTTGTCTTGTTATAATTATGCATTTTATATTAAAGTGACATGGTTTAAACTTGGTTTTAGAATAGCTTATGGAAACAAATATAAATAGTGGACAGTTAGAAATTAAAAGTTTATATGGTAGTGTGTTTTTATACACACATGATTTAGCACACACACTTCTGCATATTATACATGAAGTATTAAGTAAAAAAGTTAAATGGGATGATCCTGATTATCTCAGTAGAATGTTTTTTTGTAGAATGATACCTTCTGAATTTTGGAAAACAGATTTAGGTTTTGGTATAGGTACACAAATGTATGCTGATGTGCAACTTCTAATCACAATTGATACAGTCAATAATAAAATTTTAATAACTAATTTTGACAAATCAAATGTGATAAGCAGAAGTTTGCACTATTCATATGAAAGCTTTTTAGAAAATTTTACAAATAATGCAGAGCTATAGCTTTATAGTGGAAAATATTTATCAAAAGGTGTAAATTTAACATTTATAGTGGAAAAAAGATGTAGTATATTAGTGCATACTAATAAAATATACTATAATGATTTATCAACTGCCCAATGGTAAATCTATTGAAATGTCAATAGATCAATTTTTAAAAATGACTGATCAAGATCTAAAAAATCTTGTTGCTTTTAATCATGGTGAAGAATTTAATGATCCTTTTATACACAGTGTGCTTAGACATGGTCCTGCACGTGAAGAGATAGAAGACTTAGATGATGATTTTACTGAAGAAGAAATAGAAGATCTTTTAGACGTTGCTCCAGAAGATAAAATCTTTGATGAAGACTTCATAGATCATGATAATTTAGAAGAATAAATGATAGAAATAAAAAAAAAGATTTGTAATAGTTGTGAAACTGAACAAGTCATATGGAAGAACCACAATGGCAATAAATATTGCAGACAATGTTGGTTAAAGGATAACTCAACTCCACTTCCTAAAAAACTACCAAAACCTATTAAACCAAAGTCTGACAAAAAAAGTATACAAGATCAATTGTATACTGTTTTGAGAAATAAATTTTTTCAAGATGATAATAACAAATCTTGTAAAGCAAGATTAGAAGGATGTGCATTAATAGCTTCAGATGTACACCACATGAAAGGAAGAGGTGAATATGTAAATGATGTGTCTACATGGATACCATTATGTAGAAGTTGTCATAATTATATAGAAACACATCCTAAAGAAGCTAAAGAATTAAATTTTTCACTTAACAGATTAGAAAATGAATAACAGTAAATTTATTGGGTTCCTTATAGTAGGAACTAAAACACAAGAAGATGCCTTACTAGGTAAAGGATTAATATTATGGATGCAAAAAAAGCCAACATTCTTTATTAGATTTTGTAACAAACTTTTATTAGGTATTAGATGGGTAGATAAAGAAGATTATGACAATGCTAAACCAATCTTAGGAGTTAATGCAAAATTTAAAGAAGAAGATCTTACTTTTAAAGTAGAGATGCCAAAACAAAAAGTTTATAAAAAGAAAACAGATGGAGCAGTCAAAGAGAGAGGAAATACAAGAATTAGCTCTACAATCAACAAAAAACAAGAATAGATGTAGTCTTGGAGTAAGCATGGGAGTTGGTAAAACTCTCATTGGCTTACGCCATATGCAAGAAAGATATCTTAAAGGTGATCGCAAGTTCTTAGTAGTAGCTCCTAAACTTTCTATATTTACATCTTGGAAAGAAGAAGCTGCAAAGTTTAAACTTGAACATTTACTAGAACATATAAAGTTTACAACTTATTTATCTATTACAAAACAACATGTAGAATATGATTGCATCTACTTAGATGAATGTCATAACTTGTTGTATACACATGAAAATTTCTTATTGTTTTACCATGGTGATATACTAGGACTTTCTGGTACACCACCGCGATATGCAAATTCAGAAAAAGGTATCATGGTTGATAGATTTTGTCCTATAGTGTATGAGTACATTACAGATGATGCTATTGATGATAAAATTCTTAATGACTATAGAATAATAGTACACTTGTTACCTCTTAATACTTATAAGACACACAAGGTTACTACAAAAACAGGAGGATTTTTAACTTCTGAAAGAGATCATTATATATACTGGACTAATCAGATAGAAAAAACATTTTCTTTAGGTAATAAACAGAAGATGCGTATCATGCGTATGCAAGGTTTAATGCAGTATAAAACAAAAGAGAACTATGCTAAAAACTTTCTTCTTAGTAGCGTAGATGATAAGTGTATAGTGTTTTGTAATAATACTGATCAGGCAGATAGAGTATGTGAAAACAGTTATCATAGTAAGAATCCAGATAGTGAACAAAACCTTGAAGCATTTAAACAAGGTAAGTTTAAATGTTTATCTGCAGTACAACAACTTAATGAAGGAGTAAATATACCAAATTTAAAATATGGTATCATACTTCATGCATATAGCAATGAAAGAAAAAGTAACCAAAGGATTGGTAGATTGCTTAGATTAAGTCCAGAAAAACAATCTGTAATACACATGCTTGCATATAAAGATACAGTTGATACAGAATGGATTATAAGTGCTCTTAGTGACTTAGACCAATCAAAAATAACATGGCAAGATGCAAAATATAACAGTTAGGTTTGATAAACGCAGTGGTGTTTTAAAACCTTTGACAAGTAGTGACGCAGCAAAATACTTTGAATTTAAAAAAGGATTAGCTGAAGGAGAAATTGTTGAATTGTATATTACTAAAATAGATAATGAAGATGATAAAACATCTGGTCAATTAGCTAAAGTTCATGCTATGATTAGAGACTTAGCAAGAGAAACAGGTCATACATTTGAAGAGATGAAAGAAGCTGTAAAAGAAAAAGCAGGACTAATAAATCCTGCTTCAAAAGAGTATAAAAGCTTTGCTGATTGTGATAAAAAAGAATTATCTGATGCTATACAAATGTGTATAGAAATTGGAAATATTGTTGGGTATTATTTTTAAAGATCCATGCTTTTTTTCATAAGTTCTTCCATTTCTTCTTTAGTTTTTTCAACTATTTTGTTTAATCTAATTGCTTCTTTGTCAAAATCATTTATCAATATGTACAATGTTTCAAGATGCTCAACCCATTCTTCTGTAACTTTGTTATTTTTTATCTGAGCATTAGCATTTTCCATTTCCTGTTTAGATTTATCTTTTACCATAGACATAGCTATTGTTTTTAATCTGATATAGAAATTAGTATTCATATCAATTGATATAATAGCTTCTGGATCTATAAGTTTAAATTTAAAATCAGGATCTAGTGTTTCTTTTTTATTTTTCATAATTAATGTTTTAAGTAACAAATATATAACAAAATGTCTAACATACAAAAAACTACCTCAGAAGAATATGCAAAAAAATTATATGAGATGCTTAAACCTTCAGGTTGGCATGATATATTAAAAGGTTTTCTGTTATCAGAAGACTTTGTTACAATCATGACAACACTTGAAAAATGTGTAGAAGAAAATCAAAGATTTACACCACCACTTAAACAAGTGTTTAATGCCTTTATGGAATGTCCATATGATAAAACAAGAGTAATAATGATAGGACAAGATCCATACCCTCAGTTAGGTGTAGCAGATGGTCTTGCTTTCTCTTGTGGAAATACAAAAAAAGCAGAAACATCACTGCGTTATATTTTACATGCTGTTAATGATACAGTATATGAAAGTAAAAAAGATGTAAATACAGTTGATCCAGATTTAAAACGCTGGGCAAATCAAGGTGTTCTATTACTAAACACTGCATTAACTACTGAAATAGATAAAATTGGAAAACATGTGAATATATGGCAACCTTTTATTACTTATTTAGTAGATATGCTAAACACTTCACATAATGACTATGTATGGGTGTTTATTGGTAAAAAAGCACAAGAGTATGAAGATTTAGTAGATGATATATTACGCAACACTTTACTTCTCCAGTGTTCACATCCTGCTAGTGCAGCTTATGCAAAAGCTCACCATTGGGATTGTAATAATATCTTTAATGCTGTTAATCAACATCTTAAAGAACAGAAAAAATTACCATTAATTACTTGGTAACTTTTTGTTTAACTCTTAAAAATTTAGTATCTTCGTAATCTAAATCACAAAAGTTTATGAGTGCAACAAGCACAGATTTATGGAAGCATTACTCTGACGTAATGAATGAAGGTCTTATCTACATATTTAATAGAGCAAAAGGCACATCAAAATCATTAAAAACTCAATGGAAACAATTTAATTCTATTGGTTTAAATGGTTTAGAATGGCACTCTTTATATGTTATAGCTGCAAGACCAGGTGTGGGTAAAACTTTGATAGCAAGCTCTTTAACTAGAGAATTGCAAATTTTAAATCCAGAACAAGATTTTGCAGTATTACATTTTCAGTTTGAAATGTTAGGTAGAAATATAGCTCTACGTGAATTTTCAGCTGCTAATAATATGAATATAAGATATTTACAATCTGCTAAAGACGATGGAATGCCTCCATTGACTAATGGCGATTTTGACAAATTAAAAGCTTATGCTGCAGCT